CTTTAACATTAGACTTCTTGCGTGACTGTAAAACATAGGATCCCAAGCTCTAGGAAATTCTTCTTCATTAAATTCTTGGCAAATAAATCCCTTTGGATTGTATGCGGCTTTGATTGCATCTGCATCATCATGCTTGACGATCTCATACTGATTATGTTTTTGTTTCGGAAATCTCCAAGTGTTACGATCCCAAGTGTGTATAAAGTAGTCTACTTCAATTTCCTGACCAGTTTCGAGATGTCTTGTTAATCCAAAAAACTTTAAATTATTCTCAACTCCAGTTTGCCAATGCCGTGCCTGGCCGCTATAGCAGACTGCTATTCTAATTTTGTTTCCATCAAATGAGTTCATGCCCACCTAAACTCTCCTCTAATCCTGCTTGTTTTTTTCGATCTAAGTAGTCAGTTTGTCGAAATATTTTTGGATCTATACTAATAGGCACTATATCCATACGTAACATTTTAGCATAAAAGTACAGAGCATGCTCTGTACCTGGATTTCCATTGCCAAATGATTTAGTTCCTAATATAGGTAACCACCTATATAAATTACAAATTCTATCAAAGGCTACAGTACCTCCATACCAAAATATATCTCCCATCCTATGAAACGGGAATTGATTATCATCCCTTCTAGTATGACAACTATAGATATGATTAAATTTAGGAATCTGGAAATCGTTACTTTCTTTATTAAAGAACCAGCCAACTTGCTCATCGCTAAGAAATAAATCATAACGCATACGAAAAACAATATCATATCTGAAATTATTTTCTAATTCATATTTTTGTTTAAGATGAGAAGCATACATAATACTGTAGAACTGACTGGCAATCCATTCTAGGGTCACTATACCGTGATGTTTTTGATTTGGTATTGCTCGAGCTCTAATTTCTTTAACTCGGCTTTTACTGTGTTCTTCATCCTCGAACACATGATATATAGGATTAATAGTATCAACAAAGGACTGTTTCTCTTCTTCAGTTAGCTTTATACCTTTTACAGTTTTATAGCCATCTACTGAAGAATCATCTACACCCGGGGCCGCAGCCAGTACAGCATGCGGCGGTGTATTGAAATCCCAAGCATGACAAAAATAATCTACTTTTTCAGCCCCAGTAAGAATACACAGCTTCTCTTCAAAGGCTTTCCATCCCGGATAACATTTGTTCCATGTTCGTGGCTGACCGCTAAGACATATTGCAATTTTCATAACGTTTTACAATGGTAATAAAATTCAGTCATCTCCGGAAATGTTTCTAAAAAATCAGTGCCACGTCGGCGATCATGCTCGTCGACAAAACTAACAAAATCTTTTCGTTTGATGCGATTCTGTTCTTCATTAACATCTTTGGGATGATTTAAAAACATTTCATAGATACGTTTCATTCGTTCAACTTCGTGAGCGTCGAACCCACGATAAACAGTATCAGACGTTTCTAAATAACTATACACAAATTTTACATGTTCATGTATGATTTCTTCAAACTCTTTGGTTAGAATAAAGATGGCTTGATGTTTAGGATATCGCAAGTAAGGTATATCCAGCAACACTGGCGAAAATCTAAATTCAGGCCTATAGTATTTCTTCTTAAGCGTTACAATGTCTTCTAGGAATTTACTGTAGCTAGGTACGCTTAGGGCATTATATGTGCTCATAACAGTAAACGACAGTCCTGGAATGGCAGTTAGCATCTTTTCAATATTACTAATCCAGAGATTATAATCCATGCCATTTCTAATATACTCTGCTTGGCCACCGTATGCTTCTGCACTGGTAAACAGTTTGAATCGTTTAACTTTGCCCTCGGACATGATAATTTTTATTTTTTCAATAAACTTATCTAAAATATCATCTGGAGGACACATGTTAGCATTAATGCTAAAATCTAAATTTGGATTAGGATTTTCAATTATGTAATCTAAAATCTTAAACGTATTCTTGTTTAGCAATGGCTCGCCACCAGTAATTCTAAAATGTTCTAGTTCAGTATAAGCGGTCGGCCACCATTTCCAAAATGCATCGACGTATGGATTTTCGTCTTTATTCGGGATAGGTATTTGATTAGGATCAATACCATTATAATAGGTAGATGTGGGATATGGACCGTACTTTTCAATTTCTTCCATCCATCTAGAGCTAATTTGAGGTGCGCAATAACTACACTTAAAATTACACACATTGCCAAAACTTACTTCGACATAACTAGGTATTGCATCGTCGTCCCAAGGCTTGCTGACAATATCGTTAATATGTGGAGCCGCCCATTTATCGGCACTCTTAAAAATTCGATCACTTAGGCTGTTGCTGTCATCCTCGACTCTCCAGCAGTAGTCACACTCGCCTGGACGTTCGCCTTCCAACATAAGTCTACGCTGTTCTTTTTTAAACTGTGTATTATGTAGTGCAGAAGGATTTAGGGCCAGCTCGTCTAAGGGAATTTTATGTGTTGGCGGGTGATGGCAACTATGTGTATGTCCAGTTTGCAGATGCATAGTTACCTGCTTCCATTTTGCCGCGCAGAACGATGGACTTATTTTATTAAGTTCATCTCTAAATTCAACTATTGGTATATGTATATTTTTTATCAAGTCCACAAACTCTGTCTAATTTTGATAAGGCGAATCATCATAGCCTCGTCCTCGTCCTCGTAAGCCTTTTCAATTTTTTGAAGTTCATCAAGAGCTAGTCGGCTAGCCTTTTCAAGTTCGGGACTTTTATCGCCACTCCAACTTAATTTGCCATCATTAGCTTCACGGCTGGCTTCACAGTAGGCAGTCCACCCACTGATCTCGTAAGGATCTGGACGATTGCGATAGACAGTAGTCCACCAAGTGTATAGCTCGATAATTTCTTTAGCCGCATTGGCTTGGTATGTGGGTTCAGCTAAATGCTTTTCGCCCTCTTCCAAAAACTCTTCGTTAGTAAGAGTACTGGCCCATGTTAAATAGGCCAAACCAGCTTCTGGGCAACGCCAAGTGCGCCAGCGTAACCATCCGCTACGATACCAAGGAACATTGTACTTTACTCGTTCCTCTTCATTCCACATACAATAATGCCATGCTTGTTCTACTTCAACGAAATCCACAAGCTCTTTAAAAAGACAAGGGAGAAACCGATTACCAACGTCACACCAACTGCCAGGGCGGATATCGCGAGGGTGGGCAGTAAGAGCATGACTCTTACTAACCCAACGATTGTTGATGTAGTATCTGACGTCATTTAGTTTGTCCATAGGATAGTTTATAAAATTTTGAATAGCATCTAATGCTTCTTCGGCTATCCAATAACGGATCGGATGTGCGGCACCAGCAGTCTTATACCATTCGTTCCATTCTTCGCTAGTGCCACAACCTAACTTAGGAGTGCCACGAAGCCAGTCTGCGAATTTCGAACATGACCAATAATTACTTCTCATTCTTCCACCTTATCTATTCCGTAGAAACTTTGAAACGGTATTTTATATACCGAATATCTTAATGCTTCGCTGACAGTATCGAAATACCTTACTTTCAGTTGTCCAGTTGTTGACCAAAATCTTAACTTATACATTAAATCTTCTCACCTACATCAAATCCTCTAAATCTTAAAAATCTAGGAAACCTTAACGAGTACGACCCGTCTTGATTTTGTGTAATAGCGTCTGCACGTACTTCGACAATATTACCGATAAGGTTATCCCGATCGGACCAATAAGCATCGCGATTATCATCGGTAAATCCTGATCCGACATTGACTCTAATAATTTTACCATCATCTTCTCCCTCGCATACAAATGCACCTAGTTTACCTACGTTACGACCTGTACCTTCTTCTACTTCTTTAACTTCTAAAGACACTTCAATAAATGGTTTCAATTTTAACCATGCTGTACTACGTTTACATTCATAAGGAGCAAGTGGATCCTTAATCATAATACCTTCGTAGCCACCGTCGATTGCCTTTTGGTTAATTTCTTTAAAACGCTTTTGACCTTCTGCTGTATCCAAATCAACCAGTTCGTTTGCAACACAGGTAACATTGGGCAATAGGGCTTGATTAGTCTCTACCCAGAACTTAACCATTTGACTACGTGTAGTTTGGTCTTTCTCGTAAATACCTTTTTCAAAATCTTCTAATGGTAACACATCAAATAAGTTAAGGATAGCATCGTCACTTTGTACATCACTCTTACGATGTACCTGCTTCATCAAATCTTGAAAACTAGACGACATAATTTCGCCATCTAGTACAACGTCCATGCTTTTGCTGGAGCCTTTTTGTTTAATTACCGAACTAATCTGTTCTGCTATGTGAGGGAAGTTAGCAAGTTCCTTACCGTTACGACTAAACATATCGACGCGGCCATCTGCACGAACAATAGTGATAACACGAACCCCATCAAGTTTAACCTCAATAAGTTTTTTGCCCGAGACTTTATTTTCATGATTAGCACTATCGTGGGCAAGCTGGCAACCAAACACAGGAATACTGTAATCAGCATATTTTTTCTCTACTACTTTGTTAATTGTTTTTTCGCTTACACCACAGCGTAAGTCTTTGATTAAAATTCTACGATACCAACTGTTCCACTCTGCTTTGGTTGCTGACTTCATCATCGTTTGAATCATGTCGCGAGCTGTATTACCTGTGACATTGCGACTGACAAAGCCAGTAATAGCGAGAGTAAAACTGTCCCAAGGTAAGCCAGGGCCGTCTTCATCTTGTTTCTCCGGTATTTGTTTAAGTCCAAAAGTAATCATTGGATCTAGTGCAAGTCTGCATCCTTCGAAGAATTCATTATTGCCTTCTTGGGCAATAGCTTCGATGATAGCCTCTTTGTTTAAACGACTAGGATGGGTTTCTAACGCCCAAATATGGCTGGCACAAACGCTCATGTTGACTCCAATAATTAACTGTACAAGTGTATATTATACAGTATAGTTATCAGTATGTCAACCAGAGGCTTGTTCTAAATGGTGTGCCGTAGTAGGCATTTTCTAATTGACGCATAATTAAATTTCTCATTCTGCGTACAATAGGATGATTGTGATTCCAATCAAAAATTTTGAGATATGTGTACCAAGTCATATTCTTATGACGTCGACATTGGTTTGAATCTAGATAATGTCCTATACGAGTTGGATCGTAGCCAAAACGATCAATTAATTCGCAAGCGGCATTAAAAGCATGAGCACCCATTTCATCTGTATCACCGTAGTATTCTTGCTGTTTACGCTCTTTGGTTAACTGGGCCGTACTTTGATAACCTGGAATATTTTTAAATCCTCTGGCTCGGAATTGTCGCATATGGATTATTTCGTGACATATAACATCACTAAATCGAACAGCCATGCGTTTGAAACGATAAGCAGTTATGCGCATTTTGGTTTCTTCAGGATTATAGTTAAAATTGACTTCTATAGCAGGGTTGCCCTTTCGGTCTAAATGGCTATAGTAACACCCGCCCATAAAGATGTAGCCCGGAGTTGTAGGAGCATACAAGCATTTTTTAACCTTAATAGGCAAATGTGCTTTAATGTGCCGATTAATGCGTTTTTGGATTTGATTAGGAGATAGCTCTTTGCCCACTATTTCGCTGTTAAGCGAATAGAACATAGAGTACAGGTTACTGCGGGTTAGTTCTGACCAATTAAATGGTAGTTGGGCCATAGTACACTCCTAGACAATACTATTTATATTATACTATGGCTACCAATTATATGCTACTATTAAGGTTGTCCTTTATTTGAATTTCACTAGGACTATACTCATTAAGTATATACTTTATCTGTTCTTTCGCCAGTTGGCGTTTGGGGTGATTTATATTTCCGATAACATCATAATCGCTGAAATTATCCCACGTTCCCCAATCATCTAATTTACTAACTGTTCCAAAAAAATTATATTTTCGGCATAAGGCAGCAAAATTTATTAGATCCCCTGCATTAGCAGATTGTAATACAAATTTGAGAGAAATATTAGCATTTGGTAATATGTGCCTATTCTCGCTTAACCATTTTAAATTATACTCAATATCTTGGAATTTTCCAGGCTTCCTTACAACCTCATAAACTTCTTTAGATCCAGCGTCTATGCTTATTTTTAAATCTGTAATTCTAGATGCAATTTTAGTTTTTGACAACAGTTTTTTTAAAAGAAGTCCATTAGTTTGGAACATAAAATATTCAGTATCTTTTGGTTCCCAATTTAGAAATAATGGTCGGAGTATAGTACTAGCAAATATGTCTCCGCCCGAAGTTGTAATTGTTATAGGTTTATCAAATTTTTTAACTAAATTTAATATATGATCTATAATAGTTTTTCTACGATCGAACTCTGGACCAACAGTAATGTTCATAGCACTACGTCTGCAACTAGGGCATGCTAGATTACAACTTTCGTCTACATCTATACTTAGAAGATAGTTAGTTAAAATTTGATTTGATTTTAAAATACCACAGTGCTGAACGGCACAATTGGTAAATCGCCTATCCACCATTATATCTTTTTGTATCTCTTTGGCAACCTCAGATTGCCATATATCTTCCAATTGATCAAATTCAGTAATTTTACCTACAGAGATTGGAAGAAATACTTCACAGGTACAAATATGACTATCTCCCCGCCAATCTATACTTAAGGCTCGGGTTGGAATATTACAATTAAATTTTGGAATATCTAAAAAATCAATCCCCCTTGGATATGACTCCATAGCGGGATGATTTTTATATTGCTCAATTAATTGTATTTCGATATATTTTTTTGCATCTGTCATTAAGGGCGTTTTGTAATAATCTCGTCAACCAACCCAAAATCTACAGCTTCTTGGGCACTCATAAAGTTATCACGTTCCATAGCATTATAAAACTCTTCAAAAGTCTTGCCCTTGCTATTATGGTCTACGTAAATTTGGGTTAAACTTTGCTTCATTTTTAGGATCTCTTTTACTTGGATTTCCATGTCTGTAGCTTGTCCACCAGCACCGCCACTAGGTTGATGAATCATGTGGCGAGCATTAGGTAGCATTTTACGTTTACCAGGAGCGCCAGCAGTGGCGAGTAAACTACCCATTGAGCAAGCCTGTCCCATAACGATGGTCGAGACATCTGGCTTGATGAACTGCATAGTATCGTAAATTGCCATACCAGCGGTAACAACACCGCCAGGGCTATTGATGAAAAAATTAATGTCTTCATTTCCTTGACTTTCTAAGAAAAGTAGCTGTGCTACGATTAAACTTGCTGAGTGTTCATTAACATCTGTGTCCAACATGACAATACGGTCCTTGAGCAAGCGACTGTAAATATCATAACTGCGTTCTCCACGAGCTTCCTGCTCGATTACCATTGGTAC